TCCAGTAACCTTTCGCTTATTAAATTTGTAAGCAATGCTGTCAATACCCCAGAACAAACCAACTGGACCAGTAAACAACAGTTGCACAGCACGGGCCAAACCAAGATTCGAACCACGCACAACCTGAGCACCTGCAGCCTGAAGACCCCATTTGCCAACACCCCAATAACCCTCGCCCCAAAGCATTCCTGATGCTGAAGCATCAAGAGAAATATTAAAAGACTTTCTTTCGTTTCCAACTGCTTCTTCGAAGTTATGAAATACTTTTACATTTATCTGTCGTGCAGTATCAGTTTGCTTAACAACAAAATCTGGTCTACGCCACATCTTCTTCATCGAATAAGAACGACCGTCAACCCAACCAGTTCTGTAAAACGATGCAAAGTTTGATTCAGAACCACCAAGCAAATCCTTTTCTTCATCGTAAACATCAACCTCTACCACACGAGGAAGAACTGGATGAATCATAAATGGCTTAGATTCACCAGCAGCATTGGTCCAATCGGTTCCACCGATTAGACCATAACCATCTGCTGTCTTATGAGCAACATAACTTCCATTGTTAATAGTTGGGTCATAAACAAAAGAAATAGCGGTGTAATCAACAGATGTTGTTTTTGAAAATGGCATAGACAACCAAACACGCTCATTAACATAGGAAACACTTATCTTGTCATCGGCAGTTGAGTTAACAAATCCATCTGGGTACATAGATTTCAAGTTTGAAAAAATATCAATTATCTGTGTTCCGTTATAGAAATACAAACCTTGTGGGTGAGAAAAGAAGTAAACACCGTTTGGAGCAACCGCAATATGCTCATGCTCCAAAGCACCAAGTTGTGGAGACAACTGAACAACCTGAAAGTCTGTTGTGTCATAACCGTACACAACGTACATTGCTGTTTGTTTGAATACTACAAGTTGACCGCTAACCACAGCAAGAGCAGTAATGCCTTCTCCACCACCCTCAAAGTCAATGTAGTCATCTTCGTTCCAGTTGTCTGGGATTGATTCAAGTGACCAACGAACACGATTGGGATGTGCCACACCGTCCTCTGTTGTATTTGCAACAACCATCTTGTTCGCATGAACAATGATGTGTTCAGCCGTTGGCATCTTGTGTGCCGTTGGGTCAGGAGTGGCCTGCCACGCATTTGGGGATACCCCAGAAGCAGTCAAAGCAGTAGCGTATGTATCTGTAGTAATCCAAGAATAACCACCGCTACCTGCGGTACCAGTTGTTAGATACAAAGTCTTGCCCCATGCAGCCATGCATGAACCATGAGTTTGTGCTGCGGTCACATCATTACCAGATGAGTATTGCAGAGTGGTAAAGTTTCCACCAGTTGACTTGTACACCTTTGTGTAGTTAGCCAACATCAAGTGCGGTGTAGCGCCAGGAAACGAATAAAGTTTGTGCGGGGTCCAGGTACCAGCAATAGCTGTTGAGTTTATCTCACGAATTCCACCACGAGTAAACAAGCCACCACGAGGGTCAACCTCGACATTCAACATGTCAGGTGATTCATTGGGAGCAAGCTGAAACTGGTCGGCCCTAAGGTTTAGACCGCCAGTAAAATCGTCATACCGCTCAACGGTAACCTGAGACACTACTAAAGTGTCCTACCAAGAGTCTGTAGCCAACGCTGAAGCGTTGGATACTGCTTGCCACCAGACATGACAACAGGCTGAGCGCTAGAAGCCTTCATCAAGTCACGACGGGCAAAAGCAACACCCTCATCAAAAGAACGCATGTGCATAGCGGACAAATCAGAGTCCTCTTGACGCTGATAAACCCTAGCAATTATAAAGTAAGGGAGAATCGCATGAAACCATTCATCAAGGTCAATTGCCTCATCAACATTGCTAAGCCATGTGTACACAGGATTGCGAAAAGCACGAACAGTCATGGGATAAACAATGTCTGGCTTTGCCCAAAGCTGAAGCTTCTTGTCCCAAAAACTGTAGAAATAAGGTCGACTAGCAACGTCAAGATTGCCAAGCCAAATACCCTCAGCCTCGTTGTAATCAATAAGATTAAGTCGTGCACCATGAGTAGATGTGTCCACAACAGAAATGATTTCACGGATATCGCCAATTGTGGATATCGTATACTCACGCTGATTGGCTACAGTATTAAATGTATATGATTCCTGAAGAATAGGCCAACGACGTTCCAGCGCATAAATGCGTTGGAACCCTTCACGAGCAAACTGGTCAACAATAGAATCTGGAAGGTCGGTTTCATCCAAATCAACCATGTTGCGAACCTGTGTGCGAAGCTGCGTTAGCGTTATACTCATTTAGACTCACCTTTAGAACGTAAATGTCCGATACAGAAATCTGTCCCACGGGCTTTAGGACCCTCACATGTGTCATCGTTGGCTATGCAACGATTACGCCCGATATACGGGCCTGATGGAGCAGCAAGGCGAGCGCCTTCCGCATGGGATAGACGGGAGTGCTTAGTGGTTGGCTCCCCGTATAGAGTATGGGCCAATTTGGCTGTTTGGTTCATACCAATAGCCCTATCTGTTACCTAATCAAATATAGAAGGTTTCTTAACAGCTGGTTTCTTTGCAACTGGTTTCTTTGCAACTGGTTTCTTAATCGAAGGCTTCTTTGCAGGTGGCTTTTTTGCAGGTGGCTTCTTTGCAGAAAGCTTCTTAACAGCAGGCTTCCTAAGAACTGCCTTAGGAGCAGGACCAATAGCCTTGGGTCCAGAACCAATAGCCTTGGGTACTTTTCGCACAGCAACTGCCTTAATAGTACGAGAACCAGGACCAATGGCCTTAACGCCCTTAGCAAGTTTCGCTGCTTTAGCAGCACCCATAGCGCCCTTAACACCAAGACCTACACCAAACAATGAAGCAACAGTAGAACCAAGTTCAAGAACACCTGCGCCAGCAGATTTAGCTGCCTTGCCATAATTGCCCTTCTTGAGATTCTTTCCTACACGAGAAAAATCATCAACACCAAGAAGTTCATTACGAACAAAGTCGTAAGTCTTACCAGAAGAACTACGCCCCTTCTTTCCAGCAGGCTTTGCCGAACCAGACTTGTAGCCAGGAACAGATTGCATCTGGGAAGTAGGAGACTTGCCCTTCGTAGAAGAAACGGGCTTATCGGCAGGAACGGAAGAAGAACTAGATACACTCTTCTTCTTCGGTGCAGCAAAACCCTTACGGCTTACATCACCAGAATTAAACTTCTCACGAAGTTGCTTCCGCTTTTCAGCGGAAACAGGCTTACCCGTCTTCTTCTCCAACTCAGCAGCACGAGTGCGTACATAGTAACGCTTTCGTGCCTCTTTGGCACTCAAGCCCTTAGAGGTACCAGACTTAACAGCTTCCTTGCGCCCAGCAATTCTTGCCTTCTCGGCAGGAGTCACAATACGTACTACTTGTTTCTGTAAAGAGCTTTTACTGGACGCTTGTTCAAGTCCTGCGAAGCACTCTTGCCCTTGGTTGCAGATTTCTGCATTCGGCTCTTAGATTTTGCAATTCGAGCCTGCATCGTGGGTGCCTTGGAAACTTTTGCTTTAGCTTTTGGCTTTGACTTACCTGGAGCAACACCTGGTTGCACAATGCGACCAGAACGGAACATGTCGCCTGGCTTGTACTTACCATCAGCGCCTGGACCCTTCGCTGCAGCGCCTTTGGCGATGTCACGAATACCACGCTTGCCCGCACCTGCTGCAGATGTACCAGCCATCTTTGGCCTTACATAAGCCTTGCCAGTTGCATTTCGTGCAGCCCCACCAGTTGACCTGACCATTCGATTTGGATTTGCCATTAGTACATTCCTTTGCTAGATGATTTCATTTTTTTGGATGATTTACTTGACTTACGTTTTGGGTAAGTTGAAGTTGTTGTTCCAGCCTTTGGAGTTGCACTCGCATGGCTGTCAAGAATTCGATACTTTACTGGCATGATTCTCCTTCAAGAAAAGGGGAGTGGAGTGTGGCCTCCACCCCCCGATTCAGATTACTTATGCTCGGTAAATGCTTACCGTGTTTGCTGCAGTAAATACTGCAACGAACGACGCTGACGATGCTGCGGCAACCGAGAAGGTTGCAGATGCACCAACAAGTGTTACACCAGAAGCACCAGCAGTTACCACGATTGGGTGGGTTGCTGCTGCCACGTTAACTACTGTGAATTGGTAACTTGAACCAACACCTTCGTCTGTGAACGCTGCACCAAGTTCCGCACCAGTTGGTGTGGTCAAGGTACGGCTTGCCGTTGGGGTCATTGTGTATAGTGTCCGTGCTGCACCAGCAAGCGTTGCTGCTAATTGTACGGTGGCTGCATCAGTAGCGGCAACAACAGTTACCTTCTCTTCTTTTGCTGCCCATGCTTCAAGACGCTTACGTGTTACCGCACCGTCTGTGTCATTTGCTAATAGTGGCATAATATTTCTCCTTGATTTCTAGTAGTTAACTTAGGCGGTCTTTGCCGTGAGTTTGCCCTGCTTGGCACGGTTACGAACTGTCAAGTTGCCGTAGCACATGATGAGCGCATAACGAGCATCGGTGTCTTCTGGCGACATGAAAGCGGTCTGCGAGAACCACTTGTCTGAGTGACCAACCAAGGTGATGTACTTGCTGTTAAGGAAGTAGAACACGCCTGCGGTGCAGTGTACGTCGTACATTACAGGAGCAGCCTTGAACAACAGGTTCTGGAATCCAGCATCTGCAGTCTTGGTGTCCGTGTAACGGAGGTTTGGCTGAAGCAATGCTTCGTACTTCTCAAACAACGTCTGGGTTGTCAACAAAGTGTCTGGGTGGTCATTACCAACCGAAACGCTGTTGTACATCGAAGACATGTCAGCAAGCGACAAAGCAACTGCATCGTTGTCTTCCTTTGACTTCCACCATTCGTAAGTGGTTGAGTTGATTCCGCCAACGGTGTTGCCAGATTCAACCAAGTTGCCAAGGCCGTTCCAGTCTTTTCCGCTGTTGCCAGTTCCATCAGCAAAGAACATCTGGTTGAAAGATTCACGCATGGACTCTTCAGCCTGCATAATCTTTGCTTCCAAAAGGTTAATGATTTCTTGCTCGCCGTTGTTCTTGGCCTCTTCAATACCGCTGATTGCGATAGAAGCAGCGTACTGCTTCCATTCGAATTCAGCAGCCGAGATGCCTTCTTGTGGAGTCAACGACAGGGAGTCGTAGCCACTGTAAGAAGCAACAGTTGAGTTCTGACCGTAAATGAGTGGCTCAACAATCTTCGTACCGCCGTTAAGCATACGAATGCGACCCTTCTCCATAAGAGCGTAGGTCAATGGACGAGCAGTAAATACGTTGTCCGTGAGTTGCTTGCGATAATTCGCAAGGGTTGTTGTTAATAGATTATCAAAGTTGCTGTTTGCAGCGACCATATTCTTGTCTCCTTAAGTTAAGCGTTAGGCATGTTGACGCTTAGCAGCCTCAAATGCTTCTCGCAATGATGTAATTGGTTTGGCCGAAACATCAGCACTAGTTGATGTTGATGCACCACTCACAACTCCAGCTTGACGCTTTGCACTAGTAATGCGTGTCTGCTCTTCAGCCGCCTTTGAACGAATCTGACGAATAGCCTTTGCATCCTCGTACACCTTGTCAAACGAAATCTGCTTGTAGACAGCCTCTAAATCCGTTGAACCAAGAGCCAAAGCCCTGTTCACAACTTCATTAGCATCGAAGTCCTCATATTTCGATTGCAGCGAAGCAACAGTACGTTCCAACTCGTCAGCAGCCTTTTGATGCTCAAAAGCCTGCACTCGTTGTTCCAACTGTCGGTACTGCCGCTCAACAGGGTCTTGCAGTTCTTCTTCCTCGGGGGTTAAAGCTGTCTGGTCCAAACCATAATGTTGTTTCAGCAATTCCAAAGTACCCTTTGGGTCATTCTGCAAAGCTTCCTGCAGTGCTGCACCAAACTGTACCTGTCGCCGTTGCTCTCCAAGTTCCTGCGTCTTGCGGGTATAGTCCGCCTGACGCTGGTATCCAGAAAGCGCCTCTTTGAGCGGAACTCGAACTTCTTCTCCGTTAACTTGCACAGCGACATACTTGTCACCAAACTCATCAACAGGAAGCAATTCAATTTCTTGCTCACTGAGACTCTCAATTTCTCCAATTGCTTCGGTTATTTGTCCTTCGGTTTCTGCCTCGGGGATAACTTGTTCTACTGGTTCATTGCTACTTACTTCACTCATGGAGTCCTTTCAAGGTTGCTCTATAGTTATGGATTTATCGTTACATACCTGGAGGTGGCATTCCGCCACCCTGCATTTGCTGCATTAATTGTGCTAAAACTTCTGGAGGCAAAGAAGCAAGTTCAGGAGGCAAACCTGGCATTCCACCTTGAGGTGGCATGCCCTGAGGAGGCATACCTTGAGGTGGCATACCTGGAGGTGGACCCTGAGGCATCATCTGCTCAGGGGGCATCTGCGGTTCAGCAGGAGGAGCCGGCTGTGGTTCTGGTGGTGGTGGTTGAGTGATAAAAGAAGCACCATCCTTGATGCCAAAACCATATTGCAAAACATAACCAGCAAGCTTGGGCATATCAACAATACCAGTACCAACAAAAGGTGCCATCGCATCAACAACCTGCATGGCCATTTGACGACGAACACTTTCATTAACAGGCTGAGTAGAACCGCCTTCAACCTCAAAGTCAAACTCACCCTGCAAATAGTCACGGTCAAAGTTCAACCAGACCTGGTTGGCGCCAGCGCCAACCAATCGCACAGCCTGTTCACCAGTCATAAATTGCTGTGCAAGAGCAACCAACCTACGAGCGGTATCAGCAATAGCACGTTCGATAATCGCCAACTTATCAGCAGAACGAGCATTGGCTGCATCCTGAATAATGCCAGCCTCAGTTGCTGTGCGACGAATCTCAGGCAACGAGCCACGCTGATATTCAGAGACACCAGAAACACGGTCAATGTCATTGGAAATAAGTTCAGACTGATTGTAGAACTCTGGAGGACTAATAACGGCAGGCATCGGACCAACAACGCTGTTAATGTTTTCCTCAGAAATTACTGGAACCATTACGTTATCTTCATCTGATTCAAGAGCAGAACGACCATCAGCGTCAAACGCTGATTCCTTGTACAACCACTTACGTGAGAAACGCTTGCGGTGATTCATCATCTGGGTTCGAGTTTGATTCAACTCCATCTGCAAAGGCTCAATAGCCTCAAGCTCTCCCATTGGATAAAAGTATTCAGGAACCTCGTAGTTAGGAATCATTACAAATGGATGACCAAAAGAAAAAGGAATGTCAATAGGATTTACAAGAAACTTCTCACCACCATCGCAGAAAACAGACATCTTGCCAGAATCTATGTCGTAATACTCCCAAATCTCAACGTAAGTATCCTCAGGCTCAGTAGAAGGCCGTGGACGGTCACGACCACCAATATTGTCAAGACCATAACGTGAATAGTGACTTGGCTGTGCATCATTACGTGCCGATGAATTATAACGCTTGTCCTTTTTTACATCAGACAAAGGACGGCGAATGCGTTGAGCAATCCAACGCATATCAGACATAGAAGTGCAATCAGAATCAACAAAAACATCAAACGGAGAAATACGCTCAACAAATGGTCGGTCTTCAGTAATAATCTGAGCAGACTCAGAAATGGATTCTGGACTGCCATCAGCCATGCCATCAGCAGTTTCGCTTTCAACATCCTCTTCAACAAAACGATAACCAGTCTTAACCCAACCGTGGCCCACAACCAAAGCGTCCTTCACCGCACGACGGAATTCCTTCTGACAATCAAAGTGCCTCCACCAATAATTGACAATAGCCTCGGTAACAACAGCGTTAGGAGCCTGTTCGTGCTTGCGAGCATTTACGGTAATCTTAGGATAGTTAACAGAAACGCCAGGGGCAATTACGTTAATAGTTGCAAAAGCAATATTAACCAAAAGCTGGTCAGTCTCACTGGCCTTGATGTAGTGCTTGCCACGATACATGTCAATCATACGACGCCAAAGCTCGTCGTACTTTTCATCCTGTCGCCAACGACGTGACTGATTTATCTTCTTTCGGTACCTAGTAATCAACTCGGAGTTAGGAGTCCTGGCCATTAGTCCTCTTTCTTGCCTTCGTGCCAACCGATGTGTTGGTCAAGTTTGCTTCCAATTTTGTCGACTTTAATTCCCACAAGTTTGAGCAGGTCCCTGCCCTCCGCATGTTGCTCCGTATTTTCTTTTCTGAGTTTTTGTAGTACCACCACGACTGGTCCTGTGATGACCGCCACGATGATAGGAACCCAGACTGCATCCATGTCACACCCACCTGCTTCCGACAGGTTCGGCTTTAATACCAGCTTCAGCCGCTAGACGCTCTTGCTCTTTGGCACGTTCACGGACTGTTGGTCCATGAAAATCCTCTTTGCCATAAGTAAAACCAAGATTAATGCTACGAATGTGGCATTTGAAACAAATTGAACCACGACGGGGTAGTTCAGCATCAATAAATGTCGATAAACATTCCAAACAACGAAATTCTTTCATAGATATAAGGAAATTCGTTACGCTTCGGAAGAAACCGTATTGTAAGAACCAATTCTCGCATTCTGAGGCTCAACCTCACGAACAATGTACTTCTCCCACCAACCAAGGGTATTCCTCAAAGGTGCTTCAGCAGTTCTGTACTCAGGAAGCCAAACGTACTTCAACATCTGATTGGCAATAGCAAAAGACATAACCCTGTCGTCATGGGGGCTGCCATGCATCTTGCCATTAGCCTCACGAACAAATGTACGCAACTCAGCCATAGTCTTAGAATCGTACAAAGAAAGACCTTGGTCTCGAATGGCAGCATTCAACTCATCAATAGCCAAAGGCTTAGAAACAGCGGTTGTTCTCCAACCCAGAGTATCAGAGATAACAGGATTCCTATGATTCATTTTGCGCTGACGATAGATATTCCTATAACCAGAACGCTGCAAACCCTTGAGGGTCGTAAGACCGTGGTTGTTTGACTCAACACCAATCAAAGCAGAATTGTAATAATAACCAATCTCTTTCAGGATTTCCTCGCCGAAAATGTCAGGGTCAACATGGCCATGCCAGTGCGCAACAACCATACCAGTGTCCGCAGAAATGACATGCAAAGAACTATAGTCACCATGACCCAAACCTTCTGCAACGTCAGCACCAATTACGTAGTTCTCATCACGAGCGGGGTAATCCCAAATAGCAAGAGCACCACCATCTTCAATAAAATCAAAATGATTACGACCTGGACCACGCTGAAGATAACCACGGTCTGGCTCAATCGGCTCAATTAAACGAATCGCCTCCAAATCAAAAACAGGACGACCAGAGCGGATAAAAGCTTCCTCTGGGTCTGATGGATATTCCTGTGCCAACTGCCAATCTGGCAAGTCAGCCTTCTTGGATTCATACCAAGACTCATCACGGTCGCCAGCCGACCAAGGAAAGAAAATACCAGTAAAACGATTCGTGCCAGTCTGGGAACCAACCCAAAGCTCATGAAATATGTTGCCCTCACCATTGGCTGTGCTCAAACAATTGACACGACCACCAACGTCTGCAATCGGCTCAATAGATGCCCAGGCCTCAGCAGCATTGGGAATAAACGCCATCTCGTCAATGAACACCCGATAAACGGATTCACCACGAGCAGGGTCGTTGCCTGATGGCAAAGACTCCAAAGAGGAGTCGTTTGCAAACACCATCTTCAATTGGTTGTCAGACAAAAGGTCTGGGCCACGAAGCCTCAACCAAGCAGGCATCATCTTGTAGCCGTACTTCGTCTTCTGAAGCAACTTGGATGCTTCACGCTCGGTGCGTGAAAGCATTACCGTAAAACGGTCAGACCAGAAAAATGTTTCCCAAAAACTAAAAGTAGCAGCAAGTGTAGAAAAGCCAATCTGACGAGCCTTCAAAACAATCGTGTAACGGTCGTTAATCCAGCATCGCACAGTCTCAATCTGAGCTTCCCGCATCTCAAACTTGATACGCCCACGCTCAGGATGCCGAATGTGCCAATAGTTGGAGCAGAAATGGGAAAATGCATCCACCAATTCCTCGGTGGTTGCACCTTCCCTACCCCTACATTTTCGCCACTCCTTCTCATTGAGAAGGTCTGTAAGTTCCATTAGATTTTCTTAGGGGCTGCCTTCTTGGCTGCAATCTTCTTTGGGCTTGCACCAAAGGCTGCATCAATTTCATCCTTGGTCAATACACCGTCGATGCTTGCCTTGGCAAGACCTTCAGCAACCTTGAAAATTGAGACTGCACCAGCAATCAACGCTGACTTCCAGACTTCCAAGTCGGGGGCGATAACAGCAGCACCAGTGACAACGCCGAGGGCGTTAGTCAAAAACAGCGCAACAATACGGCCAGCAATATCTTTTGCCTTATTCATCATTCTCCTTGAAGTAAACACCGAGTAGGTGTATGAGTATTGCGATAAAAGTAATCCCCCAACCCAATGTCTTAGTTTGACCAGACAACGTAATAAGCACCATTCCAGTGCCGGCTAGTGTCCAAGTCAATGCATGGATTTCGGAAAGAATCTTCTTCACACCATTAGGTGCATTCGTTACGGTCTGCGGGTACCTGCAGCAGCAATGGCTGCGCCAGCAGCAACAGCAATAAGGGTTCTACGGGTACTTACGGGGATGTTGCTACCAAGTGGAACGTAGTTGTCAAAGCCTGGGCTAAAGATGTTGATTTCCTCTTCGAAGGCTTCACGAACCTCGGCTGGTGCATCCTGCACAGCCTCTACGATGGCTTGTGCCTCCTCTGTTGACAGATTGTCTACCTCAATGGCCTCGAACACAGCAGTAGCCTCTTCAGACGAAAGGGATGCCACCACTTCTGCGCTTTGGGCTACAGCCACAGCCAGTTCTTCGCTAACTTCCATACCTTCCTCAATTGACTCAATGGCGGTCAACAACTCCTCATCGTTGAGTTCCTCAACTGGGGTTTCCTCTGTTACCTCATCAGGTAACACCTCTATGGGAGTAGTATCATCTGGTAGCACAGGGGTAGTATCGTCCACCAGTTCATCGACAAACGGTAGGGTATCTTCTATCTCAACAGTAGGGTCTGTGTCTGGAGGTTCCAATGGGATTGTTTCTTCAACTACTTCTTCAGGCTCTTGGATGGGTTCCGTATCTTCTGTGGTTGGCTCTTCTATGGGTTCAGGCTCAACCACTACAGGTGGTTGCGCTACTGGTGGGGATACGTATTCTGTGGTGGTTGTGGTTTCAACGGACGTCGAGGTTTGAACCGTCAACGAAGTTGTAGTAACCAGTTCGCTCGACGTAGTTGACTCTGGAAGCGTCGTAGTAATTGGGTCCGTGACAGGCACAGTCTCTGTCGGAACAGTAGTAGTACTGGTCGTTGTCTGTGGTGTGGATGTTGTTGTAAATGCCCATTCAGGTACTATCTCCCAATCGTTGTTGTCAATCTTCCATGCAAGCATTACGCAGGAACCCCCGCCATGCTCGTACATCCACAACTCTAGGGGCTGACTGCCAGCCTCAATAGTCAGGTTCCCTGACATTGTGGCCGAACAACCTTGGTCTTGCCAAAGACCAAAGGTGTTATCGCCAATGGTTATTTCCCCACCATCATCTGATGCTAGAAAGAACTCGATTGTATCGTGTTCTGGAATCGCAATGAATCCAGTCATGTGAACCATAAACAAATCACCCGTGCAGTCCTCATACGGTTCACCGTCATACGAACGGTTAATGTTGTTCTCTAGTTCGCTTCCACATTCTTCGTATTCGGTTGTTGATTGAAGTGGTGGCACCTCGTCAATTACGTAGTACGTAGTGTTTAAGCCCTGGATGGGTTGAGCATTACTGACCGTACTGAATAATGCAAGTATTGCTACTGGAGCAAATATTAACCAACGGGAATAACGCATTTTAATTTGTTAAATTAAAAGATATTGAAATTCGTTCTTGTTTGCTCCTGTTAACACCCACATCATGTGGCATCCAAGATGGAAATAAAAACAACCTATTCTCTACAGGTTCATACCATCTTTCCAGTATTGAATGAGGAGCGTTTGAGTTGGAAATTGTATTTCCAGTCCCAAGTGATTTTATTGCGTATGCCTCTGCTTGATTTCTGTAAAAATTAATTGCCCCGCAATCTTCATCTTGCGGAATATTAACATAGAAAACACCAGACAAAACAGATGATGGATGTGTATGTATTGAATTATATGCGCCATACCCGTTAATGTTTATCCAAAAGTTTTTTGTACTCAATGAACCTGCTAATGGTTCATAGGTTGAATATGCAATATTTGCATGTTCTTCAACAGATAAAAACAATTTGTAAAGTTCTTCGTTTTTATTTATTTCAACCTGTGTGTCAATATCTTTTGATTGAAAAGAATTAATACCACGATTACTAAGATTTCTTGTATCCGTTGTATCACGAATATTCAAACAATATTCATGTATTTTTTTCAGATTGATTTGTAAATCTATGCACCAAACTGGAGAAGGAAAAAGATATTCGCAAACCAATTCATTGAACATTTTGCCCTTATTCTGTAGTGTTGGATGGTAAAACCCATCCTAGCAAACCCTCGTCCCATACATATGACGTATCGGCATCCGGATGAGGAACTGGTGGTTCCCATTCAGTTGTTTCTTCATTGAGAATCCAAGAAGGAAAAAGTTTTTCGGAAATGAAGATGTCCTTATCTGGGTGATAGGTAAAACCTATTCCTGCTAAACGCTTTCTAATTCTTCCGTTTACAGACGTTTGAATCCAGTTTCCACCAAATAAATTTTGGCAAAAAGCAATACCAAGCGCTTCTACTTCTTGACCATTTTCATCTAAGCATTCGTTGTCATGAACACGAATAACACGAAGAACAATGTTGTTGTCGTCTAATTCAGCAAAATTGGCCATTAAAAAGTAATACTCCCCGAACCATTCCATTGATAAATTCGATAACCACCAGAAATTGTTATTGTTGGTGAGCCAGTTGTTGCCGAGGCGGCATTAAAAGTATCTGGGTAGCGAATTGCAACGTACCCAGTTCCACCAGTTCCTCCAGCATAAGACCAAAATCCATCGCTACCGCCACCGCCTCCACCAGGAGATGCACCGCCACCTCCAACGCTTGCTGCGCCTTGCGTTCCACCAGTTCCGCCACCAGCACGAGTTACAGCACTGCCAGTGATTGAGTTGCTCAATCCAGAACCACCTGCACCACCTGTACCAGAGGTGGCAGTAGTTCCACCGCCTCCAGCACCACCTCCGCCAGAACCACCTTTACCCCAGTCTCCGTGTGCTCCACCACCACCGTATCCGAATGAACCTTGTCCAGCAGCACCACCACCAGAAGCACCACCATATACGGAACCACCGCCAGCACCGCCGCCGTTTACAGAAATTGAACTAAATGCGGAACTGTTACCAACGGCTCCAGGGTAGCCTCCGCCACCACCGCCTCCACCAGTTCCGACAGTAACGGTTAATGCGGTTCCAGAAGCAACAGCGAGAGCAGATGCCGCAGAACTTCCACCGCCCTGAGTTGCGCCTACAACAGAAGTACGATAACCACCAGCACCACCTCCACCACCGTTTCCGTTGGCGTAGTATTGCCCACCTCCTCCGCCCCCACCGCCTCCAATTACCAAATATTCAACGGTTTCTGGTGTGGTTGCACCACCACCACCACGCCAATAGCCATCAGCCTGATTGGTGTTACCACGGCGACTGCGTGGTGCCAAAGCACCACCGCTAACCAATGTACCACCTGAAGTGTTACGTGAAATCTTGGACATCTAAGATGACCTTACGCTGTAATGCGGTTGACGTACCCAAAAATGTTAATAGCACTAGTTGTTGCAGCGAAAGCAGCAATAACCAACGGAGTGGCGTTACCCTTAAGAATCAGACCAGGGACTATCAAATACAGACCGTTTTCTGCTTTTACGGTGAACTCAATAATGTCGCCACCTGCGGTTGCGCCACCCCACTCAATTGTGAGTTTGCGGTCTGTGGAGTCATAGTTGGTTGCATACAGCCAAACTTCGTCAATCGTGTTGGCGTTGTTAAACCCAGTGTGAACTGTTTTGCCTGGTGTTGCGGAATCATCGATGTGGATGCCACGACCGTCTGTTGAACCGCTGAGTGGGATTTTTGTAAAAGTTGCCATATATGTTCTCCTAAGTCGTTACCTAAATAGTAAATATATCTTGTTCAACCGTATCGTAACGGTTAAATACCTGTAGTTCTAGCCACTCCTCAAAGTCATCGTAATCAAAGTTCTCAATGTCAAACTGAATTGGAAAAATGTCTACAAAGTAACTATTGGCCAAGTCACCCAAGGTTGTGCCAGTAGCACCCTCGTCAACATAAAACTGATACTCCAAGGTTCCACGGTACTGCAAGCCTTTTTCAGACCAAAACGCATACAACAAGTCACCAAGGGTCTGACCAGAATCTGGGTATGAAACAGAAAGGGCTTCAAACATCGCATCGTTAGTTGTTGTCATCGTCCTCCCATTTCAAATCGTAGACCTTTATGCCGTAATCGATACCGCACGTTGGACAAACCCAGTTAGTCAACTTTGGAGGGTACTCCTCGCCACATGTGGTGCATTCTTCCAAAATCAAACGACTACCTTCAACTGTGAACGACTTGCCTTCTCACGCTCAGCCACAGCTGCAATCAAAGAGTCCAACTCAGCGTCGGTAAGTTCCGTCGCTTTCTTATTAGAGCTAATCGTTACGGAAGGCGGTGCCATCCGATTCGTAGCCTTCAAATACAATTCAGCAGATTTGGTATCACCTTCCAGAGCCTTGTTGTACAAGTTGTCCAGCAAACGCTGTGTGCGCTCAGGAGAACCCTGAAACTCATCAACCTGCTGCTTCCACTGGGAACGAAAGACTTCCTTCTTCTCCCAACGACGAAGGGTCGATATATCAACAACGTGCTCTACCGCATACTTGGCTTTAGAAGCTGGCACACGCTCCGACGGAGCGGTGCACAACCAATCCAGGTACCTCTGCTGAGGAGCAGAAAGAGTAAGTTCCTCGTTTTGTTTCATTGACCGTAGGGTTTAATTTTTGGTTTCTTGTTCCTGGGCGGACCTTTTGGTCGCCTAGGCAAATCAGTTGAAATTTTTGCCCCTGTTTTCCCATCTCGTTTAGGGTTTGGGAGTGGCTCTGCTCTTCGTGGTTTCATACAACTAAAGCAATTCGTTACACTACTCTCAGTGAATGTGCAACCACTCTCTGCTAGGTAACGAACTAATGTAACAGTAGCAGGGGGGAGCGGAACCCTGATAGCGACCCAAGAGCGGAACAAACTGCCCCTAGTAAGAGATACGCAATCACCTGCGGTGATTGCTGTAGCACAGAATTGAGGAACAATGGCAAAGCAAGGACCATGCTGGGAAGGGTACGTACAAAAGGGAATGAAAAAACTCGGAAACAAAATGGTTCCCAACTGTGTACCAGCACCAAAAGCAAATAAGAAAGTTAAGAAACGGTAATGGCCAAAACACCTGCATGGACACGCAAAGAAGGAAAGAACCCCAAAGGGGGTCTTAACGCCAAAGGTCGAGCCTCGTACACCAAAGGAACCCTAAAGCCACCAGTCTCCGCTAAACAAGCTGCCAAATCACCCAAATCTGCTGCACGTCGCAAATCATTCTGTGCCCGAATGGGTGGAATGCCTGGACCAATGAAGAAACCAAACGGCAAGCCAACCCGCAAGGCGTTGGCACTAAGAAAGTGGGATTGCTAATGGCAACCAAAAAAACCAAATCCAAAGTAAACGCTGCTGGCAACTACACCAAGCCAGGAATGCGAGCAGGACTCTTCAAAAAAATTAAAGCAGGAACAAAAGGTGGAGACCCAGGAGAATGGTCAGCCCGTAAGGCCCAGTTGCTTGCCAGCCAATACAAAAAAGCTGGCGGAGGATACAAGTAATGGCTCTTGCCAAACCTCAACAGTCACTAAAAAGCTGGACAAACCAAAAATGGAAGACATCTGACGGAAAACCGTCCAAAGGTAAAAAACGTTATCTTCCAGAAGCCGCTTGGAATGCTTTAACTCCTGCAGAAAAAGCAGCCACAAACAGGGCTAAGTCCAAAGGCAACAAAGCAGGCAGGCAATTCGTTAAACAGCCACCCAAGATTGCACAGAAGACCAAAAACTACAGATAGTTCTCATATTATTTTTAATTAAGGTACCCTATTCGAAAGGTACCCCCCTATCTTTTTGTAGTAACGCTCTCGCCCTGAGCAGATACCATCCCTACTACATAGTACCCGTACCCCCCCCACACCCCCCCGTGCCTGCTTAGGCATGCTTCGCCTTGCTACGCATAGCCTAAGTGCCATGCGCCCCCTCGAGACTAAGACAAGGGGCCTCTCGTGTACGAGATTCGGATAACCCCCCTCGAGCGTGCGACCCTATGCCACGGGCGCTAAGCAACTAACTCGCAACCGCCTCGTTAGTTGCCCTAGCGAACCGCGCCCGAACCCCAAACACCAGGTCAAACCCCAAACAAAATCGTTATTTCTTGGCAACCCATTTGAGCCAAGAAATAACTTCGTGGCTACGGGAGGACATCTTCCTCTTTGCTAACAGAAGGGAAACGACATGATAGACCCAGACTTTGAGGAGTTGTATACAACCTCATCCGAGGTTGATGACGACGAGCTCATCAAGGTTCATCACAACAAGATTGCGTTGGACAAGCTTCAGGACGACCTACAAGCCGTCTTCGACGGCACGACGGAGCAAGTCACAGCAATTATCAACGAGTTCCTCGTTGGTAATATGCCGTGGTTGTCTGGCGAACAGGAGGACTAAACAAGGTTAGTTGAGGGCGCACGGGATAATCCCCTGTCTCGTGCGTCCAATTACCCACCTTGGGTAGATATACACAACAACGAAAGTAGGTAGTTATGAAAGGTTTACCCGTGGCATGCCTTCAACGAGGCCCGTCCATTCAATTGTGGCTAAGTTCACCAACTGGTGATTCAAGCGACAGTTTGATAACCGATATTGCGTGTCTAAGCGAACAACAAGCGTCAGACTTGTGCGCAACTTGGAACATCATTATCAAGAACATCAACGAGGTAGTGGTCGCTGGAACAACACGCCCACTTATCCGAGTATGAACAGGATTGAACGAGCCGTGCTTCGCTGGCTGACGCCATCGAAGCGCAGAAGCGACTTCCAAATAACCGTCATCATATTCTTGGCGTTTATGTTCATTGGCTATGTTGTAATATCCTTCATGTCCAACATGTGGGTAGCACAACTCTAATCACAAGTGGCGTGTTGCTTGGGTCTACTTCGTGCGACCCAAGCAACGCACCCCGAACAGACAGGAGAATAACATGACAGAACCCCGTTGGGTTTCCGTGAATCCCAACAAGTTCTACCTCGGCACTTCGCTAAAGCATCAGGAAATTCTTGATGGTTTAGACGAGGACGATGACGAGGAGATAAGGCTTCATCGTAAGGACATGGAGAGAGACAATTCTTTCCTCATAAATCACGATGGAGACATTGCCTTGCCCTGTAACGAGCAAGACGATGACTACACCGAGGATAGATATCCTCAGGAAAATACAGACGGCCTTCCAACCTGGAGGGTCAGTTACCCACCAAGATGGGTATCAGTCAAATAACAAGGTTTCCCTTGCCCCCGCTGGTGCGTGGGGCAAGGGAAACACCCCACACGAATACAAAAATAAACAAAAAAAACAAAGTGGCGTTATAGCCACAGAAAGGTCATCATGACCACATCAACAAAGACCAAGACGGCGAAGGCTTCAGCCACGACCGTCATCGAACCAGTCGTTGTTATTACCCTTGCGGTAATCAACATCAACAAGACAGCCAAGGGCGCTTATGTTCGTTTCTACACGAACAGCCAGGGAATCCAGTTTGAGACATTCTTGCTGGACTCTGCCATCGCACAACTTGGCGGTATCTCACGAGGTACTCAACTTGGCTTGACACAACTACCTACGGTAGCAATCAACCCTGAGGGCAATGAGTACGAGATTGAGTACACATGGACAGACAAGCAGACAGGCGAGGTTCGTGAACACGCCTTTCCACGCCTTCAAGTAGTACTGAACCTTGAGAATGTTCAAGTCACAGACCCAGTACGAAAGATTGGCTCGTCAGTATCCGCTTGACACCCAAGCAAACACCGAACCCACTCTCTCTTCGAGAGAGTGGGTTCACCCCCAACGCAAGGAGCACCATGCTACGCATTATTTCGCAAGCGAAATTGCCCTTGCCTACTCATTTCGACAAGTCGAAATCGTCAACACCAACACCAGGTCAAAACATTACCGACACCCAGTTGAAGATTTCTCGGATGGGGGCCTTCAAGCAGTTCGGATGGAAACTCACAATGTTTGTGTCCATTTCCAACGCCTCGTCCCTCGGGCGTTGGAAATGACCACAACAACGGAAAGGAAATACATGTACGGAAAAGTTACAGAAATAACAGCCAATGGACGAGTCATGACAATGACTATTACATCGGATGACAACGAAAAAACTACAGCAATAACAACGTTCTACAGCAGCGATAACTGCTACCACACATTCAATGCATTAGGAAACATATTCAAGCTATTCCCACAAGTTATGTGGAAAGACGGAGTAGCAATCCGAACAGAACAAGGAGACATTTATGCCTGAAGAATACATAAGTACATGCAACTGGTACAGGTGCACAGTAACAGATGAAGACGACCAACTAATGAGAAGTGAAATCGACGAAGAGTTGTACTGCGAACAACACTACTCAGAACACATGGAAGAAAACAGAGGAGACGACGAAATGTCAGAAGGACCAATCCACGACTACAGCTACAAACCAGGAACAATCTTCTGGTCTGATTCGGGTGAAAGGGCATATCAGCCACAAATATCAAAAGGCAGAGAAAGCCTAGTTATGGGCATGGAGCTAGAAACAGAAAACAAAGGCCCACACAACACATGGGAGATAGCAGAAAAAATACTAGAACAAGTAAACGAACAAGACAGAGAAGAAAAGATTTATATCAAATCAGACTCTTCGCTGTACTCAGGATTCGAAATCGTTTCACACCCAGGAACGCTTGAGTATTACAAAAACCATTTCAACTGGCAAGCAATATCAAACCTAGCAAGATACAAATTCGAAGCATGGAACACCAGTACATGTGGGTTGCACATCCACATGAACAAAAAAGCGTTCCTAGATGACAAGCATCTATTCAAATTTCTTGCCTTTGTTTACAAAAACAAAGAACAATTCGTAGAGTTCTCAGGACGAGAAAGTCACAACTACGCTAGTTACGACATTGAACGATTCCTCAATAGCAGAATCGATTGGTCTGACTACGACGATGATGACGAAAGAGACTACGACATAGAAAACAGGAAAAGAATGCGAGGAACAAGCCTCGGAAAAATGGTCAAAGGCGAGTCAGTAAACATGACACGAGGAGTGGCAGTAAATCTACAACCAGAAAAAACAGTAGAACTTCGGCTATTCAAACCATCACTCAAAGTAAACACAGTTATCGCATCCCTCGAATTGTGCGATGCACTGTTCAACTACACAGAGCTAATAACAACAAACGAAATACTAAAACAGAACGCATTGACATTCATTTCATTCAGAGACTATGTAAAAGCAAAAGGTAACAACTACCAAGCACTCTCTGACCGAATTGAATTGCGATGCCACTCATTAAGGAGACAATAATGTGTCTATTGACATTCATGCCAGAAGATGTAACACCAAACCTAGAACGCTTTTCTGAAGCAGCAATCCAGAATCCTGACGGATTTGGATTCGCAATTCTAGAATCAAAAACAATCATCAAAGGTCATTCAATGAAATTCTCAGAAGTAATGAATGACTTCCTCGACAAACGAGAAAAGCACAAGGGCCCTGCAATGTTCCACTTCAGGTGGGCAACGCACGGTTCAGAGACAATTGACAACTGTCATCCATTCACACTAGGTGATGACCCTAATTCCGTTGTTGGTCACAACGGAATACTGCCGGTCAAGATAGAACTCAATGACAAGCGTAGCGATACAAAAGTATTCGCAACAGAAATCATGCCATCTATCGGCGGTATTACAGCGTTAGACGATGACGAGTACTACACAAAATTCGAGAAATGGGCAGGAGGCAACAAACTAGTATTCCTAACCAACAACGAAGATGCGTTATACAACTGGTACATCGTCAATCAGGAACTAGGACACTGGGACGAAAACATGTGGTGGTCAAACAAATCGTATGTCAAATCAACATTTGACTACAGAGCTTGGCAAGAATCAGCGTACCCATACTCATCAGGTTGGTCGCACAAAGACAATTACAGTTACTCTGTGTACGACGAACAAAAGAAAGCATACGAATACGACAACATATACGCAGAAGAAAACTGGCTCATCGACGACATCTTCGAAGAAGCAGACAGCAAGATGCAAATGTACATAGAACAAGTAAGCGATGGACGCCTAAGCGTAAATTGCTATACCTGCGGACACCAAGACATAATCAAAAAAGAAATAGAAATAATTCATACCAACTGTTCATTCTGTAGGGCTTGCCTGTATTGCGGAGACGAGCAAACAATGTGCACATGCTGGCATGAACTAGAAAAAATCATAAACATAAACGACATAGACAAGGAAGAAATCTAATGCCAAAACTAAGACTAAATTCAGAATCACTAGAGTTTGATGTAACAATCACACCAACACAACTACGAACACTCTTTGATGAATCATTAGAAGATATCATCAAAAACTCAGTAGATGTAGACAAAATCATTTCAGACCTAAAAAATGATAATACATTCATCAAAGAAGTAACAGAAGACATCATCTTCAAAGTACAAGACAACATCGACTACGATGACATCGCAGAAAGAGTGTCCAGAGGAGACATTCTCTCAGACTTGGTAGATGAAATTGACATGGATGTACTCGCAACAAAAATACCAGCAAGAAAAATAGCAAACATCGTAGATGCTTCGCTGATTGTAATTACAAACTCAGAACAATTCAATGACAAAATAACAAAAGTCATTGAAGACAAAATGACAAATGTAGAAAACCAAATAATTGAGCGAGTACTAAAAGGAATCGCAATCAGACTTCAAGGAGGTGCAGATGTATAAAGCAGAAACTCAAACAGCTTTCAACATGGATACACCAGAATGGTTTGAACAAGCAGCATGCAAAGATGCACCTAAAGCCTGGTTCTTCCCAGCATACGGAGGTCAAACAAAAGAAATCGAACAAGCAAAGAAAATATGTTCAACATGTCCCGTCAAAGAAAAGTGCCTAAAATATGGGAAAAAGACCCGTTCTTCAGGCATCTGGGGCGGAAAAACCCTAACACTAGGGTACGCAAGAAAACCAAAAAACAAAAAAACCAACAAGGAGAAAAAATGAAAACACGTGCAGAAAAAATCAAACTACAAATTGATGAGTTAACAAAATTAGACTTCTATGCATCATCAGCAAAAATGTTCTCAATCAAAAAGATTGATGACTCAGAAGATGTAGTCAAATACAAGGGTGATAACAAAGATGTCTACGAACTACTGGAGTCAGACAAAACTATTGAAAAACTCAAAACATACACAGAGTTCGCAATCACAACCGTCGGATGGGCAGCACCCATCAAAGATGATGTTTCAGAAGATGAAATGCCAAAACCAAGCGAAAGCCCAGACAGAATTCGTGTACGACTTACAACAATCTGTATGGACAAAGAACCAATACATTCCGTAATTGAATTCGAAGATGGACAAGAAGCAATGTGGGACACGCAAGGCCGTGGAGCACTAGCAGATGCCATTGACATGCTCAGATTCAAATTAGGAGTCCACAAAATGGTAAACGAATTCGGAGAAGAGTAATGCAAATAAAAGATGCAATCAGACATCTAGCAAAAATGGACATGGATTCAGACATATGTATACTCTGGAGTACCAAACCAAGTGACATGAATGTGTACACCTGGGCATACATATGTGACAACTTCAATATGGAAATACTCAAAGACCAAACATGTTCATTCACAAAAGTCATCGAAAAACTCAGAAACGAATACCCATTTCAAGTACAAATCGCCTCAGGTGACGTCGTATTTGTAGAAAAGGTATATACAGAAAGGACAGAAATTGCGCAACCAGGAGCCATCAGTTGAGGTAACGATTACCCTAAATGAACTAAGGGCTGTAATCAAATCGCTATCCATAGGGGTAGACCAATTAGCCAAAAAACTTCAAAGACTTACAGGTCATGTAATATCAGACAGCCTTTATCAAGAATATCTATGGCTCTCAACAGCAAAAAAGGAGATGGAAGAAACACTGCAAGCACGACTCAAAGGAGACTAATTTGTTAGCAAATCTAATAATTTCAAGCGCAATTATCTTGGGGGGCTTAGCCCCCCAAGAACCCAAACCACCAAAAATAGACATAAAACCACCAGTCGAAGCAAAATGCCCTCAATTCTGGAAAACGGCCCTAAAAGTCGGGTGGCACAAAAAGAACCTAGAAAAGTTAGACCAGATAATGTACAGAGAATCAAGATGCCTAACACAGGCATTCAACCCCAAAGACCCAGCAGGAGGCTCTAGGGGCCTAATGCAAATAAATGGCTTCTGGACACCATGGTTGCACAAACAGGGCGTTACAAGCTCACCCGAAGCGGATGAAGAGCTTCTACACCCAGAAACAAACCTCCTATCAGCATTGCACATCTACAACTATGGTGTAAAACAATACGGTAACGGATGGGGGCCCTGGAGAGCTTGACAACCCAAATAAAGCGTGTAAACTGTATTTCAAGAACAAGCCACTGGCATCCCACTTCGGGTGGGATGCACAACAAGGAGATTCATGCGAATAGAAGACAACAAAATATACATCCGTCAATCGTGGCTTGGGGATGCATTAATGTGTCCAGAGCGTGCAAGGCTTACAGCCTTACACCCTGAATCTCGCAAAGAAAATGACTCAGCAATGATGGGTACTGCCTGCCATACAGGCATCGAAGCTGTGCTAAACGAAGATGTTCTACCAGTTCACATGGGAGACCATGCAGTTGAGTCTTTCCGATGGAAAGAAAAAGAACTCAAAGAAGCTGGTAAAGAAATCAACATCACCAACACAAACCCAAGTCATTGGAATACGCACATTAGGTCAATGTGCGATGCATGGTTGCGAGACATCTACCCAAATGTCCCACTAGGTGGTACATCAGAATTCAAGTTCTCTACAAAAGTAGGAATGCTTGATGACTACGAACTTCACTTTGAAGGAACAATGGATTACTTTCACCAAGAAAGTATCTGGGATTGGAAAACTGCAGCACGTAAATATTACCAAGCAGAAAAACAATCACAAAATATCCAATCAGCAGTTTACACCAAAGCAGCATACGAGATGGGCATGATTGACTATCCAGCCACTTTCAAGTTTGGTGTCATGATTCGCAATGCGTCCAGTACAGGACAAATTGTGAGTGTCAGCAGAACGGAAGCCCACGGCAACTGGATTGTTGAACAAGCAACAGCGTTAGCACGAACAGTGCTAATGTACAATAACAACACAACTGGAGGTCGCTGGCTCGCCAACGACCAACACTTCCTCTGTTCACAGCGGTGGTGCCCAGTGTGGGATAAATGCAAGGGGAGCTATATCGGCTCCGATAACAATGCCGAGGAGGCAGAATAATGGATAAAGACAGAGCCATAATCACCCAGGTCTGCGCAAAAATTGCATCAGACCTAACCAACAAAGAAGAAACATTGGAAACTCGAATTGGTGAGTTTGCAACGTTATTCTCAACCATCAAAGAAATCGTGTTTGACGAAATTTTCCCAACGAACCAAGCGGAAATTATCTCAACAGACAACGTTGTTCAAATGGTAAAAGAAGCCTTCAATGTATCCGAGGACCATCCTTCAACAATGGGTGGAACACTCAAAATCAAAGGAACAACACACGGACCAATTCCAGACTGGCTTATCAAGGCATGTAAGCGTGACGGAGTAACAGAAGTGTGGGACAACCGTGACGGATTAGCAGAAAATCCTAAGCGACCATCATTCCGTGCAACCACTGGAGAAAAATCCTACTGGCCACCACGAGGTAAGTAATGAGAATGTCCGCAGATGAAATCGCTGCGGGCTGGAAGTCGGTGGGAGGGCACACAGCCCTTCCACCTTCTGACCGAATGTATTCGCCGTTAGGAGAATCAATTGACTCTTTCGTTAGATGGGCACAATCGCCACAAGAAAGAATAAATCTCGGTATCGCTCGCATAGACGCAGAAATGCGTGGAATAGCACCAGGTGAAATAGCAATGGTGCTCGGGTTCGCACATGGCGGCAAAACCCTACTGTTGCTTCACTCGCTCAAGCACAACAAAGAAAAACATATAGCCCTGTTCATACCAGACGAGCCAAAAGAACTCGTACTGATAAAGCTAACTTGCATAACACACAACATTGACGCAAGAATCCTAGAAGAACGCATTGCTAAAAATGACAAAGAAGCAATCAATCTCATGAGGGAAACAGCATACGAACACTTCCCAAACCTTGCTGTATTCGACCAATCATTATCTTCAGCAGATATGGAACGTGGATACAACGAAGTCTGTGATGTGTGGAATCAAGCACCAGAATTGGTGGTAGTTGACTTCCTAGAACTAGTCCAAGCAGGAGAAACAGTTCCAGAAAAAGCAACATTCCTCAAAGGATTCGGACGCAAACACGATGTACCAATGCTTGTGCTACACCAAACATCACGCCACGCAGGTGCGGATGGCAAAAAACTAACAATGAGTTCTGGCTCATACGGTGGTGAACAACAAGCAACAGCAATACTCGGAGTGCGCAGAAAAAAATACGAAATACAATCAGAAATCACAGAACTAATAGAAAAACTAAACAGAAGTAGTTCAGAAAGAACGCAAGAACGACTTGACTTCCTGCGCTACGAACAAAAAATACACGAACACACAGTCACCGTAAACCTACTAAAAAACAAAAGACCAGCAGGTCAGTTAGTAGATGACGTTGACTTTGAACTAAACGCAGCAACAGGAAGACTGAGAGACTTGAATGGAGAACTACCAAGACAATACAGACAAATGGGACTCGAATACGATGAGACCTATGAATGACGCAATAGAAGAGTTCATGGAACTCTTCCAAGGAAGAACAGACGCTTACGGCACGTGGGAGGGTGGTTCCAAAAAGGAACCAACCAACTACTCTTCTTTCGCACGACATCTGTACAACGAAGAACTTATAGGTATCTACCCGCTAAGAGATGACAACACCGTCAAATGGGGTTGCTCAGACATTGACATAAACGATATAGACCTAGCAAGAAACCTACAGCTAGCTCTGCAAATACAGAATGTACCAGCATTCATAGAAAAAACCGTCAAAGGATTCCATGTTTGGGTGTTCGCATCAGAATGGATTCCAGCAGCAATAATGCGCAGAGCCTTTCTTTCAGCACACGAAGCAATCAATCTCGCAGCAAAAGAAATCAATCCAAAGCAAGAAGAAGCAACAAACTTAGGAAACTATGTTCGCCTACCTTATCCTGGCGCAATGGTGCAAGAACCAGAAACTAGATACATGCTCGATAACGAAGACATGCCAATAGCCTTTGGAACATTCCTAGCAGAAGCGCTAGACAATCGGGTGAGCACAAAACAACTACGCCCTCTAGCAGAGAAACACAAACCAAGAGGCAAAGCAACACTAGAAAATATCAACGTATCAACAACAGTTGAAGAAGCACTAAATCACTGCTCACGCCATATCAAAGCAGTATGGTACGGCGGACCACTTCAAGGTCAAGACAGGTCAAACACACTGTGCATGCTCGTACACAGAATGTACGACTACAACGTTCCAATCAACCTAGCCTACGTTGTCCTTGCTGACGCAGACAAAAGATGGGGCAAGTTCCACCTCAGAGAAGATTGCGTGGAACAACTAACAAAAATCGTTGAAGACATCTACGGCCAGGAAACTGGTGTAGCCTTCAGACCATGAAACTAAAATTCAAACAAAACTTCAGCGTCAGACCCAAAGCAAAAGGAAGACCACAATTCAATAGAAAAACTGGAAACGTATACACACCCAAAACAACCAGAGAATACGAGAATCAAATCAAATCAATGTATACAGGACCATTATTCAAAGAAGAACTTCTGTCAGTAAAAATAAAGTTCTCAATAGACGGAACAGAAATTGAATTAGAAGTAATAAAGAATAAAGAAAAATCAAAACTAACAGCAGACATAGACAACTATGCCAAAGCATTCCTAGACGCACTCAACGGGGTGGCTTACACAGATGACAAACAAATAGTAAGCTTGTATTTGGAAAAAGCATGAAAGACAACCGATGGGACATTCCTGCTTCACAACAATACAACTTCAAGAACGACCTTGCCTTCGGTAAAAAAGGTGAACAAATCACAAAAGACTTCCTGACAGCAATAGCAACAGGTTCATTCGAAGTAAAAACAGACAGATACAGAAACGGTCGGATGGTCGTAGAAACAGAACAGAACCCACGAAATAGCGGGTGGAAACCATCAGGACTTCAAGTAACGCTGGCAGAATGGTGGGTATATGTATACGCACTAGATGGAAGTATCGTAGTAATCAAAGTAGACAGACTCAAGAGATACATAGCAACACTTCCAGAAAAAAGAACAAAAACATTCGCACCAATGTCAAACAACCCAGCAAAAGGATTTCTGTTGTTGCCTGAAGAAGTAATGGACTTAATGACCAATCCAATTTATGATAAAGCAAGTGGCGAATAAAAAAGAAACACCACTAAACCACTACCACGAATTAAAAATTCGTGGGCTCAGACGACCAGAAACACAAATAGAAGCGCTGATGCAAGCAGCACCAGGACAAGAAATCCAAGAATCCGTAGAAGAACTACAGCCATTCAGAGAAGCAGTAGCACAATGCATCGAGCAACTTGACGAACAAGACAGGTTTATAATTGATGCAGTAAACACAGAAATGGTGTCGCTAGAAGAACTAGGCAAAAGACTTGGTGTAACCAAAACACACGCCTGGAGGCTACGAAACTGCGCAATGGATAGACTACGAGAAATAATGTTAAAAGACCCTAAAGTACTAAAAAGATTGAGAGATAACGATGCGACGACAGATTACGGTGGGCTTTGATAACGAGGTAAACGTAAACGACGTAGCCAAAGTACTAGAAGAAAAATTCGGTAAAGCACTAATAGGAAAAGGAATAATAGAAAACGGACTCCCCCAGGGATATATCTACATAAGCAACCCTAAAAGAAAGAAAAAGTAATGTCAAACGACCAGAACTGGATTCATGAAATAATCCCCAAAACACAAGTTGACGCAATCAACAGGAACGGGGAAGCATTAGTACACAACATGACAAACGGACTAACAATAATGCTCAACGCAACAAACCAATCAGCAATAGAATTGTGTAGAGCATGGAAAAAAACAAAAGAAGGAAACGAGGAGGGGTTCGAATCAATAGCATACTTTATCAACGGATTCATAGAGTCACTAGAAATATACCTAGAAGAAGAAGACATAAACCCGTACAAGGAGTAAAGATGAAAGAAGTAAAATGCCAATGGCCATTGGTATCAATCCATTGGACAGATGCATTTGATGGAGAAAACGGATGGACAGAAATAGAATCCTACAAAGCCAAAGAAGCAACAGTTATGACTGTCGGATGGCTCTGGGCAAACTGTTTACCAGGCTACGTAACAGTAGTCAACTCATACTTTCCAGACGAAGTACCAGACATGAAAACAGTAGGCATGCCTATACACATCCCCGTGGGAATGGTGGTAGATATTGTCGTGCTAGAACAAGCATCAGCAAAGTTGCCAGAAGAAAATGCAACTAACGGTAGGTAGCCTCTTCAGCGGTATTGGGGGGTTCGACCTCGGCTTAGAGAATGCAGGAATGAAAGTAATATGGCAATCAGAAATTGAAAGCCATTGCTGTGCAATACTAAAAAAACATTGGCCAGACATACCAAATCTCGGAGATGTAAAAAAAATAAACTGGTCCACAATAGAACATCCAGATGTTCTATGTGGAGGATACCCATGCCAACCATTCAGCGTGGCAGGACTAAGAAAAGGACAATACGATGAAAGAAATCTTTGGCCCTACTTCGCAGAAGCCATTCGCACAATACGACCAAAATACGCAATCATGGAAAATGTCAGAGGACATCTCAGTCTCGGATTCAAAGAAGTTCTCCAAGACCTTTCCGACATCGGGTACGATGCGGAATGGCAAGTTATACCAGCAAGCGCCGTTGGTGCGCCACAAAAAAGAGAAAGACTCTTTATCGTGGCCTACCCCAAGAAGCTGCTCAGCAATGTCAGCAACAATAACCTACAAAGTAGCGTCAAACCCAAAACGTTTTCCAAACCTAGAAACAGTAATAGGAAGACGAATGAAGAGTCAAGACCCAGGTGGAAAGATGAACCCAACGTGGGTCGAGTGGCTGATGGGATTCCCTTTAGAGTGGACAGACTTAAAGGATTAGGAAATGCTATTGTTCCTCAAGTGGCGCAACTAATTGGGGAGCGGATTCTAGCTTCGCACGAATCGCAGTAAAAGCACTACGAACTTTAGCTGGGTTGTCAGCCATCTCGGGTGAAATTTCAAAATGTAGCCAGTCGCCACCAGGAGCTCCCGCAATTGTCAACTTCCTGTAAGCAGACCAGGCATCTCGGTCGCACATCCACGCCCTGCCAAAAGGCTTGGGGAAATAATCAAACAATGCTTCAAGACCAAGCGAGTCTGCATTGTCAACAACAATCTTACAAATACGGACAGCCTCTCTACGTCCATTCTTCACACCCTTCTTCGGTGGCATGTGACGGTAAGACAAGTCAACAGCACGACCAGTCGCATGAACAGACAAAGACTCCTTACCCTTCATATTTCGCACACCAAAGTCACCATTGTTCCAGAGCGCACCATTGGAAAGCTTGATTACTTCATCAATGAAAGCCTTAGTACCTGGGCGCAAGCCTTTGGCTGCGCCGTCCTTATTGCCTGTATACACTCGCTTCATTATTTCTCCTTGGTTTGATAAGTACGAATTGGCGAACCAACAGTAGACAACCAGGCATTCTTAGCAGCATCACCCTCGCTGCCAAACAACCTGTCGCCCTGCTGTACGGGTGGCACAAAACCCTTTAATATATGAATTAATCGTTCCTTCGAGGTATCCATCTCTTTGCCAGTAAAAATAGACTTACCCAAAAATTGCTCCAAAGGAACCTTCAATAATGGGTTCAAGTTGTTGCCGTAACGGATGGGATTAAAAATCTCCTCAAGCTGCTGCTCGGTGCGTGTAAAGCCAAGGTCTGGAGCCAGATACAAGTTGTTGCCGCCAAACGGCAACTTAATACCACCCATCTCCCTAATGAACCTAGATGGATACTCTTCCTCTTCATACTCGTCATCACGCAGATTGCGCATAAACGAACGGTATATCTGATAAGGCTTAGGATTCAACCACTGATTCTGCAACTCAAACACCAAGTTGCGAGATGTCCACAACCAGAAAGGAACGAACTGACGCATAACTGCGTCAACCTGACTCAAGTCTTCATAGTCAAAAAACGCCTTCTTGGAACGAGCTTGGGCCATACCAACATCCATTCCACTTCGAGCAGAATCAAAACCAAGAACAAAACGGCTGTAGTTGTCAGAAGCCTGACCCCACTTAGCATTGAATCGCACAAGCTTATTGTCCCAAAGCCACGAACCACCAACAGCATCCTTAAAGTCGTTGGTAAAGATACCTCCACCAGAACCGTACATAGACTTCCTAGCAATAATCAAAGCATTGCGAATCTCGGCAGGCTGAGTAAGAATGAAGTCATCCCACAAAACGCCACGTGCTGACGCCTTCATCCAAGAAACATATATGGGGGTGGCATCCATCATGTTGCGCCATTGAGCACCCATAAAAACCAACTTTACAGCGTTAGCAATTCCGTTACGAACGTGAAAGCCAGGTGTCATTGTCGCATAAGCCTTAAAGAACTTGGTGTAAGAACCAACATACTTCTGCATAGCACGCAAATAATCTGGGTCATCAAACTTCATAGCAGTTTCCCACAAGGTAGCAAACTCTGGCGAGCCGGCAAGACCAGGATACTTCTCGCCAAGATACCTCCAACCATTAGTAAGTTCTGGAAAAAACTTAGATGTATTGCTAGAAGCAAAAGAACCAACAGGAGCATTCGATGCAATATCAAAAACCTGACCGCCCTCTTCCATGCGCAGAATAGAATTCTGAAGTCCAGCAAGAAGGCGTTGCTCAACTTCTGTATCTGAAAGAACAGAAGCTGCAGCCAAGAACTCAGTCTCAAGTCGTATCTGATTCTGTGCTATCTGTTCAAGATGAGCAAAACCATTACCACGCTTGCCAAGAGTACGCAGCATTTCAATACCCTCTTCAAGTGTCTTAAGACCATGCTCGTATGCACGAGCTTCAGGAGAAGTACCAGCAATACGATTACGAACCCTGGTGCGGCCAGAGGGGATGGGCAAAGTAGCGTTGTACCACTCATCACCAGTAGAACTCTTAAAACGACCAGTCTTATTAACCTTGATATTAGGGTCCCAACGAATACCCACCCTAGCCCTAGTCATCTTGTCAAAGACATCCTCAATACGCTTCAGTTGCTGTGCAACATCAGCAGGGTCAATATCAGGCTTAACCAAATCCTTTACTGAATCAAATTGATTCTGTAAAGAACGAACCAAATCATCGGCATCACGACTAGCCGCAGCAGCAGCAGCAGAATCAACAGAACCACTAGAAACTATGGAATCCAAATCCCTTTGCAATTTACTAAAAGCTTCTTCATTGCCAATCAAACCAGTCTTAGGAACCTTGACGGTAGGAAAAGAGTCTTCTGGTATAGGAGCAAGAGGAGCAAGAAACGAATCAACCTCAACAGCCTCAATCTCTCCGCCAAAATTATTAGCCAAAGTATGCTTCATGCCATAAGGAACTTCAGAACCATCCCACAACTCATCGCCAAACTCAACTGGCTTCATCCACCTTCTGGAAAGAGCTGGAAAACTATCATCACCAACAGGAAACCAACCAAGAGCTTGGCGCTGCTCTACTGTAAGAAGATTATCTTCAGCACTCTGAATTGGACGCCATCTAACTTCAACCCATTCACCAGACTTAGCCCTAGCCCGCTGCCACAGCGCTGCTCCGTCGTAGGCAGACATATCTTCTTTGCGCAAAAATATGCGACCATCTTCATATTTACGAAAAGTACCAATAATAGATGGACGTATATCATCAACCATCTTGGGTTTGCCATTAGAGTCATACAACTTAACACCCATAGAAGTCCTCTGCTTCCGTGCAATCTTTACAGAAACAGGAAGACCCTTGCCACGAGCAAAACTAGTATCAGGACCCTTAAAAGTAGAATCAAGAGCGGCTCGACGTGCCTTAATCATTGACCGAAGACGACTACTAGTAGACAGACCATCGGTATAAACTTCTTCAGCAATCATGCGCTGGAGAAGAGATATTTCATACTCCAACTCAGCAACAGTCTTAGTCTCAAGTGTTCCAGAATCAAAAATAGTTTCAAGTCGCTGACTGGCTTCACGACGCTTCATTAAGTTAAACTCAAAATCTGGAGTAACAGGAACACTGGCGGGTCCACTAACATCAACAACGCCCCTAAGACGAGCTGCCTCATTTAACGCACGAAAATCCTCACCAAGACCAATGTCTGCATCAAAAGCAACATCGTTAATATCAGCATCAACATCGCCAAAAGAAGAAGTAGGCAACTTAGCAATAAGCTCCTGTTCATCAGTAGACTCCTGCTTCAATGCATTTGTATAATTCTTTAACTCATCAATGGGGTCAAGAGACTCAACAGGCAAATCAGCAGCATCAACAACTGGACCAGGCTTGTATCCTTCGGGGCGAGTAAGAAGATTCAACAACTTCTTATTCCTATCAATAACAAGTTCAGGTACCATTTCATCAGCCTCAGCAGCCTCCGCAACGGAGGCAGCCAAATTGGTCTCTGCATTATCAATAGAATCAAGAATAACCTTCTTCGCATCTTCAATGCGAACAACATCAGCGTTGATAATGTCATCAACAACCAAAGAAGCATCTAGGCCATCAAGCTCCTTAAAAGTCTTATACTCGTCAGACTTACGCCAAGAATCTAAAACAAACTTGTAACGCCTATTAGAAACAGATTGAGGAGAAAGAACCTCACCACCAAGAGCCAACTGGTATTGCACAAAAAGGTTAAGAGAAGCTTCGTTGCTCGGCTTCTCGCCACCATAAGACCTCTGCCAACCAGGAGCAGTAATATCCAAAACAGGCTCAGAGTTGGCCCAATCAGAAATAGAAGTAGTAATACGGCTAGAACTCATTGACTCACGGAAAAGAGATTCCCAAGCACCATCACTAGGAAACTGCAAATCAAAATCGCCACCAGTTCGACCCATAGCAGAAACCTTGGGAGGAGCAACACGACCACCAAAAGTCCAATCAATAGCAACACCATTCAAAGGAGACAAAGAAAGCAAAGCATCAGTAGTGTTCTTTGCAGATTTAGCCAAATCATGATTGAGAGACTGACTCAATTCCAAAGACCTACGAGAAGCAGTCTCGGGGTCAGTAACAATAGGAACAACAGACTTGCCAGCAGGACCAACTGGCTTAGCCTTTGGTTTAAGTGCATTATTCAAACGTTCTTTATTCAGTAAAGCATTTCGTTTAGCTTCTTTCAAACGACCTTCAACCCTGTCTGCAATATAACGCAAATCAAGAACATCCATCTCCCTAGAAAAAATAGGGTCAATGTCAACCAAGCCAGCCTTGGAACCTTTCGAGGTTGTGTCAATAAGAGCAAAGTTCTTCTTTAGAATGTCGTCCAACAAAGAATCGCCAATATCAATACCATAGTAAGCAAAGACTTCCCTAAGATGGGAAACCTCAACAGAGGTCTTAAGCTGTGCAACAATACGCTGCATGCGATACAAAGAATCCCTGTAATCAGACTCAACAGACAAAACATCGTCAGAACGATTTTTGGCAGCAAGGTAAGCAGACTGCTTCTTGCTGTAATCCAAATTGGCAACATCCAAACGCTTTTGTGCAGAAGCCAACTGCTTATCCAACTCAGGTCGATTCATCCTATAAAGGTCGCTATAAGAACGAGATAAATCTTTTTTCAATTCAGACAAAAGAAGTTCGGACTCCTGAAGCGCTGCTTTCGCCTCAGCAACATTGCGAAAAAATGATTGCGAGCCAGTAGAAAAAGATTCAGAAACTTTGCGATTAGCAAAATTTTCCTTCAAGTTCTTCTGGGCAATTTTAAGAGTTTTCTGATTCGCAGAAACACGCTTCTTGGCAAGTTCAATTTGAGTCTTATTAAAATCTATTTCCTTCTGCAAAAAATCAGCCCTAGACACAAGAGCACGAACTTTCTCAACAGACTTAAGTCTCTCAGAAACACGCATAGAAGAAGCAGCAGAAGCCTTAGACAAAGAATCAATTTGACCCTGAGTTGCCGGCTTCAAAGGAACACGATTCAAATTAGCAAGAATGGGAGCAACAAGTTCTTCGATACGTTCAGACATATCTGGATAACGAGAATAAAGGAAAGATGAAATAGAACGACCATAATCAAGAGATTTAGAAACATCACGCAAAAACGGTTCGGAAGTCAAAGAAACCAAACCAATCTCAACATCATCAAGAGTAAGACCAGAAGTAGAAACAAAAGGATTAGGAACTTTCTCTTTGTTCAGAGTAGTAACAATCTTAATAACCTCTTCGTAAATAGTTCCACGAGCACGAGAGTAAGTAGAAAGAGGACCAAGGTACGAAGCAGCTTGCATCAAAGATGCCTGGCTGCGCAACAAACCAGCCATAGATTCCTCGTAAGAAGCAAAATCCTCCAGGAACCCAGCAAGTTGTTGAGGGGAAACATATTCAAGCTGGTCAAAATTTGTAATAACATTTGTAAGTCGCTGAAACTCCTCAGACAAAGCAGAAGACTTAGTGGCAAGAGCAGCATAAGCAGCAAAGCCATCAACGTTGGGAAGCATGTCACCAACAACACCCTGCAAACGAATCATCTCGTAATACTTGGTAGAAGCGTCAGCTATGGCAAGGGTAAGGTGCCTGCGCAAATCATCCAGGTCAGACTGAGTAACACCAGGACTGCGAAGATAAGACAAGGCATCAGAAAGACTTGTGTACTTCTTTTCGAGCTGTGAACCAAGTGCATTCAAAGAGTCACGCAATCCAGAATGAAGATTCTGGATTGATTCCAGAACAGCATCAAAAGCCTTAGCAGAAGCAACATGCATCTGCTCAACATACTCTGGAGCAACACCCATATAACCATCCATCAACTTGACAATGTTTGGATTCTCCTTAAGAGAATTCATCATTCCAACGTTCGCCATCATATTAGAATGACCACGAACATAAGCAGAAAGAATCTTTGACATGTCAGTTTCAAAAGCATCAAAGCCAAGAACAGGAAAAGCCATCTTGTTCAAAGTGTCAATGTTCAAGTCCGACTGTTGCAAAATATTTCCAAACCAAGCAGAACCTGGCCTCAAACGCCTCTCCCTAAAATTACCTACAATATGTAAGTTGCTAGAATCAGGAACATAGTTAGCATCACGAACAACTGGGTCAACAGTATCCAACCACTCAAGAAAACGCTCAGTTGAACTGTGTGGAACGTAACCCCTTTGAAAACCCAAAACATGGTCAGGAACAACAGTCTGCCAACCTTCGTCAGTAACCCTGTGCAAATCATCAAGAACAACACGCAACTCCTGTGCAATCCTTAATTGGTCGCCAGAAATACCACGATTGGCAGCCTCAGCTGCCATGTCGCCAGTTTCAACATTGTCAAGAAGATAACGAATGTTTGCATTCTCTGGCAAAGAAACAACTTCACGAAGAGCAGCCAAACGAGTCTCGGCCTGATGTTCAGCCTGAGAATAAGAAATACGTCGCACATCATCGGCATTCAAAATACTACGGCCCAACTGCGCTTGTTCATCGGTAAGCGAACCATTCGCCAAACCAATTCGATACTTCTTAATAGTGCCTGGACCAAAGTACTCAATAGCACCAACACCCCTAGGTGTAATAGCCTTCTGCAAAGCCTCAATACCAGAAGTTCTAACAGCACCCAAACGAACACGAGTTATTCCACGCTCAATCAACTTACCAACAATATCGGTGCCAGGAACTTTCAAGCGACTACCAAAGTAGTAAACACCAGGACCTCGAATACCCAACTCACGAGCAATAGAATCAGGGATGTTCATCTTTCCCTGAGAAGAAATGTTCTTAAAAACAGAAGCAATCTCATCAGGTGAGTAATCGGCAAGACCATTCCTGGTAGACCACTCCATACGCTTTTGCACAAAATCGGCAAGCTTGAAACGGCCCTCACGACCAGTCACACTCTTAGCCGCAGCACGACCAGACTTCTTTGTACCAAAAATAGCAGAACGAGCAGAAGTCTCGTAAACGTCATCAGCAATCTTCTTGATTCCTAAATCAGATAATTCCTTAGCACCCAAACGTGCAATGCCACCATCAGCAACATTGGCCAACTCAGCAGCCGAAAGCCTAATCAGTTTATTGCCAACCACAGTTCCACCAAGCGTTGCATAAGTCAAAGGGTCCAAAGCAACATCACCAACAAAACCAAGAATACGACCAGCCCAACCCTTCATCGGGAAAGCGGTACCAAAACCATAATTAAAATCTTTAGTCTGCCTAGAGAAATCACTAAAAGAAGCTTTAGTCGTAGGGTCACTATCCATAGCATCAACAAGCTCACGAACACCAGAAATAACAGCACGACGAGGAGTATCAAGAACCTGCAAAGGAAGAAGTACATTCTTCAAAGCAGAAAGAGCAGGAGGAACGGCAGAAGGTTTATCCTTCTTAAAAGAGGGATTCTTAACAAACGGGTCAGAGTCAATACCCTTAAGAAGAGAAGAGATATAAGAAGAAGGAAGAAGAGGAGAAGACGAAGAAACCTGAGGTTTATTCGTCCTACCACGCAAAGCAGCAGCACGAGCAACTGGGTCCTTAGCAGCAACAGCCTCTAACTGTGCAACAATGTCCAGGGGTTTAGAACCTAGCTTAGCCATTCTTCGTTGAACGCCTCAATAGAGCGTTAGAAAGAATATCCTGTTTCAAAGGCGTAGCACCTTGCTGCGCCAATGAGGCAAGAATTTGCATAGTCAAGTCAGACGCACGTCGCTGTGTGTCGGCAGAAGAACCAACCAAAGTATCGCCAAAAGCTTTCTGGGCGTTAGAACGAGCAGAACGAATAGAATCCAAACGTGCATCCTTGAGAGGACCACTTCGCTTTGCCTCCTTCGAAGCCCTACTACGAGCCTCAAGTTCTTGCAAATTAGCATTAGCACCTCGTGGAACAATCGGACCACCAGCATTATCAGTAAAAGCCATGCCAGCCCTATCAATAAGCGGTCTCAGACCAAACAACTGAGTAATCGGTGCATTCAGGAAACCACTCTTTGCAGCTTCCAAAACTCCAAGCCTGTTGCCCTCAACGTCGTAATTATAATTATCAATACGATTATTCTTGTTACGACGCTGCAAACGTTCCTTCTTAGAATCCTTAGCACGAATCTCAGAAAGATACTTGTCATACAACAATCTCTCCTTTTCACGTTCATCGGTAATAGGAACCGACCTGTAACGCTTATCAATCTCTGCGTAACGTGCAGTATCAGCAGACTGCTGAGCAGGCAAAGCAGAAATAAGTTCATCAAATTGCTGAGGTGCATAACCGTAAGCACGAGGAGCAAACTTCATCGTGCCATCTTCATTCCTATCGAGATAGGTTTCATTAGCACCAGCCATGCCAGCCTTCTGAAAAACATCCTGCTGCAAACTTTGGTCAAGCAATGACTGCTTGACCTTCTGATGCTCATCAGCCAAACTGTTTACAATAGACTTCCACTCTTCAGGAGTCATTCCAGATTCTTCACGCAATATTTCGTCACGCCACAATTCCCAAGCAGGAACACCAGAACGAATACGACCAACAGCAGTAGCAATAGGTCCACCAGAAGTCAAAGCAGCAGTACTGTTCGGAGCCTGACGCTGATAAAGCTGGTCAATAGTAAACCTAGGATTCTGCTGAAAATTGCCACTCAGGTACTGCATAACAGGGTCCATAGTGTTCGATGAAAAGTCAGAACCACCCTTGCTAGCAATAATCGCAGAAACCAATGCATTAAAGTCAGACATACTATTTAGTCCTTTTGTTACTTCTTGAAAGCAGCTGCAAGATTCTTAAACTTCTTTTCAGCAGCAGCCTTGGTTGTGAACTTGTAATCAGGATTCAAATCCGCCAAGGCAGCCTTGAGGTTGGGATAATTGTCAGGAGCGGCTTTAATCTGCTCAACACGAGATGTAGCACTACCAGGAACAGGAGCCTTACCATCACCACCAGAACCAGCAATACTGCCGTCCACGCCACCACCAGCAGCAATAATGGCCTCCTCAAGAGCGTTCTTGCGAGTAGCAACACCCTCCTCGACACCATAACGAGCCTGGTTAATCTGGTCAGCCAACTGATTCATGGCCTGCTGTTGTGCCAAAGCAGCATTAGATTCATAGCCAGCACGTTGAGCACCAAGACCAGTATTGGCCATCAACTGAGCCATACGAGCCACATCAATACCAGACTGATTATTAGACAACTGGTTAGCAGACTGCAAAGCCTGCAACTGGTTAAAGAAATCAGCAGCCTGCTGATTTGAAATATTAGATGCCTGAACCTGTTGATTAACTGGGTCATTGGAAACACCATAAGCATCCAGGTAAGACTGCATCGCATTCTGCGAAGGTGAAACCTGCTGCTGAAGATTAGCATAAGGGTTAATCTGGTTGGCGGCAAGATAAGAATTCAAACCACCATAACCAATATCCATCATACCCCGAGCCGTATCATAACCCTGCCCAATGTTCGTCATACCCGAAGTGTAGTTACCACCAATTGCACTCTGGCCTGTGCGATTCTGTTCGTCAATAAGTCCAAGCAAAGTATCAGCATTGCCACGGTAACCACCAGAAGCAAGACGACCTTGCAAGCCCTGCAACGCTCGCAACTGTGTTGCGGCGGCAGTTGCATCAGCTGACTGCTGAGCATTCCACTTAGCCCAATCAAGTGCAGAATCTTTGCCAGCAGAACCAGAGCCAGAACCAGAACCAGAAATACGACGAATCAAACCATCAAGACCACCATAGGCGGCATATGGGTCAACAGAAACTGGAGCACCAGGCTGATTGCGACCAATCGATGCATCGTAAGCAGCATTGACACCAGGAGTGCTATTGCGCATCTCGGAAGAATAATCCCAAGCAGGAACACCAGAGCGAGCAGTAGTTACAAGACTGCCAACACGCTCGGCCTGGTCCGCACCACGAGGAACATTTCGCTCCTGAGCAGAAGCACCCTCACGCCAGTCATAAGATACAACACCAGTTGTCGGAGAACGGGGAATAGTTGTAACAACCTTATTCTTTTCGTTCTGAATTGCTCTACGTTGCGCTTCGTTCATTATGCGTATGCTCCTGCTCTGTATCTCATAATTTGCCCAGCATCCTCGGCAATTTGTCGTGCCTTGTCACTCTCAATAAACTTCTTATCAGCATCAAGCTGAGCTGTTCGCTCAGCCAAATCGCTTTTGTAAAAAGCATTCTCGGTATCCAAGGCAGCAGTAGCACGAGAAGTCTGCTTAACACGTTCCTTGGCAAAGTCTTGCATTGCCTTAGCAAATGCACCACTCTTAACATTGGCTGTGCGCATACCACGCTGTCCAAAGCCGGCAACAAGCCTTGGAGCCTGTGCATCGTACTGAGTGTTCATATCGGCAATAGATTGACGAGCACTTTGATTGGTCATCTGATTGTTGTAAAGAGCACGATTAGAGCCAGTATTAAAACCACTAATCAAAGCCTGAAGCCGTGCAGTATATTCTGCGGGATTAAAAGCCATTATCTATCGTTCCTTTGCCTTGTAAACGCACCGTTCTGTGGACGACTCGCAAGAGTCGCCACATCCTTCTTAATGTCTTCAATTGCCTCAACCAACGACAAAGTAATCTGACGGATAGCCGTAGCGTCCACAGAAGACAATGTAGTAATTGCGGGAATGTGAAGTGGTTCTTTCACCCAAACACCTGCCCTGCAATAATTACCGAATCAGATTGAAGTAAGTTTGTCTCAAACTTTGCTTCAGTAACAGAACCGTCAGCAATCTTGGTTGTTGTTACAGCATTGATAGCAAGTTTTGCTGCGGTAATTGCCGATGAATCAATATTTGTTCCATCGGACAAACCGTTGACATAGTTTTCAACGTCGTTAAAGTTTGCGTTTACTTCAGCGGCCTCAGCAATGGTTCCGTTAGTAAAAGTGTGTGTAATCGTAATAGCCATTATCCAGTAACCTTTCGCTTATTAAATTTGTAAGCAATGCTGTCAATACCCCAGAACAAACCAACTGGACCAGTAAACAACAGTTGCACAGCACGGGCCAAACCAAGATTCGAACCACGCACAACCTGGGCACCTGCAGCCTGAAGACCCCATTTGCCAACACCCCAATAACCCTCGCCCCAAAGCATTCCTGATGCTGAAGCATCAAGA